AGCCGATGGCGGACGAACCTAAGACGGTCGGCGGCGTGTTCGCTGCTTCCCTCCCGGCAGCACTCGGCGCCGGCATGTTCGCCATCGGCGCCCTGCTCATCTCCATGCAGGTGCAGTTCGCGCGCGTCGAGGCCACCGTTCAGCAGATGGCCCGCGCCGTCGAGGAGCTGAAGAACGACAGCAAGGCCGAGCTAGCACAGCTCGATCAGCGCGTTCGTGCTCTTGAGATGCGCAAGTAACCTGAGGGCATCGCCATGGACATCATGAGCCCCGAAACCGCCGCGATCATCGCCATCCTCATCGCTGCCGGCAGCGAGATCATCGCACTCAGCCCGCTCAAGTCCAACAGCTGGATCCAGCTGCTGCTCCAGGCCGGCCGGATGGTGTTCCCCAAGCGCCGCTGAGCAATGGCCAACGCCGCCCCGATCACACTGGAGCAACTGTTCCGCTACTTCAAGGGCGCGCCGCATCAGGCCGCGGCCATCAGCCAGCTGGAGCAAGACCTGGCGGTGAACGGCTACGCCGCGGCCATGCGCCGTGACCGGGCGTGGTTCAACACCTGGAGCCAGGACGGCAAACAGGCAGACCTCAGCGCGGCGCTGAGCATGATCCAGCAGTTCGAGGGGTGCCACCTCGACGCCTACCCTGACCCGGCCAGCGGTGGTGATCCGTGGACGATCGGCTACGGGACCACCCGCTACGGCGACGGCCGGCCGGTCAAGCGCGGCGACAGGATCAACGCCGTCGAAGCCGACATGCTGCTGCGGCAGGAGGTGGATCGGATCGCTGACAAGCTGCGCGCCACGGTGCCGCACTGGGGCGAGATGGCGGACCATCAGAAGTGCGCGCTGATCAGCTTCGCCTACAACCTCGGCAGCGGCTTCTACGGCGCCAAGGGCTTCGAGACCATCAGCAAGCGACTGCGCGAGAAGGACTGGCCCGGCGTGCCTGATGCCCTGCTGCTCTACCGCAACCCTGGCACCAACGTCGAGGCCGGCCTAAAGCGGCGCCGCATCGCTGAGGGCGATCTGTGGGGCCGAGAGCGGCAGACCACTGGGCCGATCGAGGCGACGTTCACGCCCGAGTCGCCCTTCAGCTTCAAGATCACGCCGCACATCACCTACGGCGAGTTCGCGCTGAACCAGGAGGCGCGGCGCTTTGATCACCAGCATCAGTGCGACACCGCGGTGAAGCTGGCGCAGTTCCTCGAGAAGGCGCGCGCACGGTTCGACGGTAAGGCGGTGATCATCACCTCCGGCTACCGGCCCGCAGCCATCAACCGGGCCGTGGGTGGCGCCAGCCAGTCGGAGCACCTCTACGACGCGCCTGGCGTCGGTGCGGTGGATTTCCTCATTGACGGCGTGGACATCAACGCAGTCCAAGACTGGTGCGACAGGCAGTGGCCCTACTCGCTGGGCTACGGCGCACCCAAGGGCTTTGTGCACCTTGGCATTCGTCAGGGCAGCCCTAGGGTGCGTTGGATTTACTGACGACCACGTGCCTCTCCCCGACTACGAGATTCACCACCTGTGCAAGAAGCACGCGATGGTGCTGCCGTTCGATCCTGAGCTGGTGAACCCGGCCAGCATCGACGTGCTGCTGGGCGATCGGATCATGATCGAGGTGGCTGAGAGCCCCGAGCTGCAGATCCATGGCATCAGCGGCCACACGGCCGAGGATCCCTACTGGCTGCAGCCGGGTGAGTTCTGCCTGGCGGAGACGCGCGAGATCTTCAACCTGCCGGACTTCATCGCCGCGCAGTTCGTGCTCAAGTCCAGCCGCGCCCGCGAGGGCCTGGAGCACCTGCTGGCCGGCTACTGCGATCCAGGGTGGCATGGCAGCCGGTTGACGCTGGAGCTGCAGAACGCGCGGCGGATGCACCCGATCGCGCTATGGCCCGGCATGAAGATCGGGCAGATGGTCTTCCACAAGATGGAGGGCATCCCGGCGCGCAGCTATGCGGTCACCGGCCGCTACAACCAGGACGCAGCCGTCACCGCCAGCAAGGGCTAGCCCACCAGCGCCGCCACCTTGGCCGCGGCGGCCGCTGCAGCCTCGTCGATCAGGTGCGCATACCGCTGGGTGGTCTGCGGGCTGGCATGGCCCAGCAGGCCGCCGATCTGCGGCAGGCTCAGCCCGGCGCTCACACCGAGGCTGGCGAAGTTGTGGCGCAGGTCATGCACCCGCAGGTTGCGGATCTCGGCCGCGGCCAGCAGGTCGTCCCACATCCGCCAGTAGCCGACCAGGTGGCTGTCATCATCGCCGGCGATCACCCAGGCGCTGTTGGACCGCTGCCGCAGCTCTCGTAGGATCTGAACGGCCGCGGGTGGTAGATGCACTTTGCGATCGTTGCCATCCTGTCCGGTCTTGTGGGCCTCGGCCGGCACCAGCAGCACCGCTGCATCGAGATCGAGCCAGTCCCATCGCGCGCACATCACCTCCCGCACGCGGCAGCCGGTGACCAGCAGCAGCCGGATCAGCTGCGCAAACCGCCACCGCACACCGGCCTCGGCGAACGTGTCCAATGCGGCCAGCAGCCGCTTGAGCTCCTCCCTGGTCAGGTATCGCCGGCGCTTGCGTTCGCTGTTGGCATTGAGCCGCACGCAAGGGTTGGAACCGGCGGGCCGCAGCTCCCACAGCTCGGCCAGATTCATCGCCTTGCTAAGCACCTCCAGGCAGCGATTGGCACGCACCGGCCGCTCGAGGCTGGCGCGGTGGAACCAGTCCGCCACGTGGCGCTGCTGGAGCTCTGACACCTTCAAGGCGCCAAACTCGGGCAGCAGGTGGCGGCGCCAGATCAGCTCGTTGTTCACCACGCTGCCAGGCCTCAGCTTGCGCCAGTGCTCGCGCTTGATGCGCTCCAGCAGCTGAGCAACGGTCGGCGCCCTGCGGCGCTCCTGGCGGGCGCTGGTGGGTGCCTGGCCGGTGGCGACGGCCGCAAGGATCTTGTGGGCCTGCTCGCGCGCGGTGGTGACGTTCACCGAGTCGGCCCGGCCGATGCGGTGGTGCTGCTGCTTGCCGCTCGGCTCCCGGTAGCGCAGATACCAGGTGCGCACGCCTGACGGCAGCACCATCAGGCCAAGGCCCGGCACCTTTCGATCAGCGATCCACTGCTTTGCCATTCGCGCACCTTTCGCGCAAAAACCCCAGAACGGCCGGGATCTTGCGCGAACGACCGGGAACGGGTCAAGCGGGAAATCATTGAGCGCGCAGAGGTTTAGGGAAGCAGCGTGAACCTTCAGGAGCCGCAGCAGTGAGGCTCATAACCTGAAGGTCACAGGTTCAAATCCTGTCCCCGCAACCAGATTCGCCCGCTAGGTCAATGACTTAGCGGGCGCTTTCGTTATGAGGCCACGGCCGTTCGCGCACTATTCGCGCAGACTGCGCCATCGGGTGCTTCAGCTCCGCCATGCGCAGGCGGTGGATCCGGCCAGGCGCCTCTGCAGGATCATTAAGCGGGATCAGGGTGAAGTCGTCGCACCCGTGCGTCTCGGCGAAATGCTGGGCCGCGATGTGGGTCGGGAATGGCCCGACGTGCCACGGTCCGATGCGGAGGATGTAGGTCATGGGTGGGACTGTTCGCGGAGAATGCGGGCAATCTCAAAGACGGTAAGCCGCGGATCCTGCTGGTGCAGCACCAGCAGCTCGAAGGCCAAATGCTCCAGCACAGCGACTGTGCAAGTGTCGCGCCAGTCTTCAAGATCACTGGTCAGCTCGTAGGCGTCGCCAAGGGCCGCTACGCAGCGGCCTAGCAGTGTGTTTTCCATAGTGGTGGTGGTGGGCCTCAGGCGGCCCGGCGTTGCTGTTCGATCACCAGCTCCTTGAGGTAGGCGGCGTTGCGCTCTTTGCGGATGCCGGTGAGCTTGGGGTGCTGAGCGCAGAGATCGGCGATCATCATGCTCAGGCTGGCGTCGCTCATGGTGGTGGTGGGGATGCGCATCGGTCGGTTGCGTTGATGAACTAACTATACCCCGCCAACAGGGCATCCTGCCCCGGATGCGGGGCACCTTTGCAAACTGTCACACGGGGCGCACCCGTCGCACCCGCTACCGTTGGCCAAGCCGGGCCGCTCCCATGCGGGCTTACATCGTGGAGATTAGCGGCAAGCTGATCGTCCGCTCCGACACCGACCCCGAGGAGCTGCCCGCAGACATCTACAGCCAGATCGCTGAGTTCATCCGCAACGACGACGACCTCCTGGACCTCGAAGTCCACGCCGTTCCCCTGCCAGCCGACCTCAGTGGATCAGCACCACATTGACGAGACCCGCCTGGTCACACGCCGCTCCGCGCGCGATCAGATCCACCTCGCCTGGAACTACGAGTGTGCCTACTGCGGCGATCCGCTCGGCCGCAGCCCGACCCTCGATCATGTCATCCCCAAGGTGCACGGCGGCCTGACCGTGCGCGAGAACCTCGTCAGCTGCTGCCTCATGTGCAACAGCCAGAAGGGCCACAAGCCATGGGTCGACTGGTATCGCGCCCAGCCGTTCTGGTTCGCTGTTCGCGAATGGGCAATCGCGCGCTGGGTCGCCGGTGAGGGCTAGCTATCGCGCCAGCAGGTGGGTCAGGTACAGCTCCGCCTGCCACAGGTCCGAGCTGTACCGGCAGTAACCGCTCGCGCAGCTCCTGTAGTACAGCTCGCCGCCACCAGCAGGCTCGAGCGTCTCGATGTAGCCGCCGTCGCGATCGAGCCGGCTGATCACTTCAGGCTCGCTCATCGCACCGCCTCGAACATCTCGCATCGTGGCGCGAACCGGCCGCCGCTGCGCCGGCACTCTGGTATGCCCAGCTCGCAGCAGTTGCACCGCGGATCCCATTGGATGCAGTCCCAGCACATCCGCTGGCTGTCGGCTGGCCGGATGCTGGCCACCGCCTCCTGGTAGATCACCTGCGCACGTTGCAGCGCCTCATAGAGCTTCGACGTACTGGTGTCGGCCTCAAGCTGGTATTCAGGCTTCGGCCCAAGCACCACACGCGCGTGCCAAGTACGGCTGGAGCGGCTGCACACCAGCAGCAGGCGGCCGGCGTGCAGGCTGATCATTCCTCCTCCCCGTAAGACGGCTGGTGGTACAACCGCTCGAGCTGCATCGAAAGCGGCTCGACCTCGCCGTTGGTGACGTGCGCCGCCACCGGATCGCGCGGATCACTGGCGACAAACACCGACGGCCAGGCGTGCTCCTTCACCACCACCAAGCTGGTGCGCGGGCTGCGGCACAGGATCCACAGCGCCAGCCGCTCGATCAGATTCAGCCCTGCGAGGTAGAACATGGCTCCAGTTTGGCGAGAAGTCGGCGGAGATACCACAGCGCTTTGGCGAGTGACTCACCGCCGCCTTTGTGGCGCTCGCGCCAGGTGTACTTGATCACGTTGCCTTTGCAGTAGCTGCGGAACTCCTCAGGCGTCAGAGCAGCCTCGATTGCTTCGATGCACTCGATCTCGCCTTGCCGGTAGTGCGGCGGCTGGTTGATCGGGTCAGTCATCCATCCAGCTCCAGGCTTTGTTGCTTGCAATTCGGCAGGCGTGACGGCTGCTGATGCCGAACCTGATCGCCAGCCGGCCGTAGCTCCAGCCTTCACGGCGGAGCCGGCGCAGCTCACGCACCATCTCAGGTGTCAACACTGCCGACTTGTTCTTCGCGCCTTTCTCAAACTGCGGCGGCTGATGGGCGACGATCTTTTTCGCCTCCAACAGCATCGGGTCATCGGCTGGCACGAACTCAGCCAGCCGCTCCACCAGTGCGGCGCAGACTCCCTTGTAGTTCACCGCCAACGCTCCCCGAGCAGCTGCTGGCGGCACACCTCGATCGCCTGCTGCGCCTGCTTCTGCGTCATCACCGAGCCGGTGGCATCCATCGCGGCGCACACCCGATCAAGCAGTTCCGGGTAGTAGGTGTCGCGGAAGTTGGCGGCCATCTCCAGCGCAAACTCCTCCCACAACCCGGTGTAGGTGCAGCAGGTGCGGCCGCTGCGTTGGTAGAGCGCCTCCATCATGTCGGCGCGCTGTTGGTCGATCCTGATGCGGTGGTTCATGGGTCAATCAACTGGCGAAGCTGGAGCAGCTCAGCGCACATCTGCTCCCGGTTGCGGATGCCGACGACACCACGCAGCTGGTCGATGCGAACATCAATCAAGCTGCGCAGGCGCTGGCGTTCATCCTGCTGGCCTTGACGGTAGGTGCCGCTGTCGGTGATCAGCGCTTCCAGCTTGGCGCGGATGGGGTCAGTCATGTCCCAACCTCAGCAGCAACGGCAGCAGGCGCACGAAGGTCACCTTGATGCACAGCTCAACCGCTGCGCCGAGGGCGAGCAACAGGGCGAGGGCGAGCAGGGCGTCAGGCATCGGCACCCTCCAGCTCGGCGGCGATCAGGCGAATCTGGGAAGAGTCCACAGCGCGAACACCGAGGACGTCGTAACCGAGCTGCTCGTCAAGGGCGCGGAGGGCAGCAGCGATGGCAGGCAGGTAGTGCCAATCATCCGGCTTTCCACTGGCAGCACGGTTGAACTCCCAGAAAACTTGCTGCGCGGCAGGGGAGAGGTCAGTCATTGCAGCAGCACCTCAGCGTGAAACAGAGCGTCAGAGCCATCAGCGCCAGCCATGGCTGATTGACGAGCACCAGCGCAGTCGTGGCGATCAGCAGAACCCAGATGAGCAGATACATCACGCCGCCTCCACGTCAGCACC